AGCCGAGATCACCCTGCTGTTCGAGCAGCTCGGGCAAAACTACGGACACGCCGGACGACTCTACGCTCAGTACCTCGCAACGCATGCTCCTGAAATTGAGCGGCGAGTTCAGGAAATGTTCAAGCGTCTCGCAACGGCAGGCAACATGGCCGCGCAGGAACGCTTCTGGTTCGCCATCATGGCGTCGCTCGTCGTCGGCGCGGAGCTGGCCGAGAAGGTAGGGCTGATCAAGGTGGACATCCCGTCCCTGCTCGGCTACCTGATGAAGAACCTGTACAAGCTGCGCACCCGCAGCACCGACGCGCTCAGCTCCGTGGAGCCCGTCGAACTGTTAGCCGCCTTCATGGGTGCCTATCAGGATCGCGCACTGCTGGTCGAGAAGTTCCCAACAGGCAAGCAGAACAGCCGTACCTACCTACCCAACGTGCTCAGCGTGCCGCGTGGCGACAAGATCGTCTATCACGCGAGTCAGACAGAGGAGCGAATTCGCTTCCCGGTTGCCGAGATGTGCAGGTGGTTAGAGTCGCGCCAGCTTCCGTCTGGTACGATCATGCGGCGATTCAAGACAGAGCTGAACGCCGAAGAGATGCGGTTCCGCCTCGGCATGGGTACGAAGTGGGAGCTGCCGCCGCAGCGCTGCATGGAAATCGTTTTGAGTGGATCGGCTGCCTCGGCAGCCATGATTGATACGCCGCCCGGTCTGCCTGAAGATCGTCCGACAGACACCCCTGCCGACGAATAGATAGTCAGATCGGGCGGTTTTTTGAATCCCGCTTGTAGCCGCGATTCTTATGCGCGGTCTGCACGCGAAGATTGCTCTCCGCGTTCGTGCCTCCACGAGAAAGAGGGCGACGGTGGTCAATATCCTTTCCGTCGCCCTTGTGGACTAACCCTTTTTGTTCGAACTCGCGACGAGCGTGATTGCGCATGGCGCGTTCACGCTTGGCTTCAGGCGTGCCGTGATACTTGTCGTAGTACGCCTTGGTCGATTCGCGAGTTGGCTTGCTCATGGGTTATCCCTTGCTGTCGTCGTAATCGAAATCGATCTCGATTACTGCCCGGATTCGACGGAGCCTTCCGTGGGCGCATCCGGAAGGACGAAATCGAAATCCTGATTGTCGACCTCCAACGCCGGGCTCTCGCCGCCCGCGTCATCGATCGCCGTCACGTGCACGTCGTACTTGCCATCGAGGTCTTCCGCCGCGAACAACGCGAACGGAATGCGGGTGAAGCCATCTTCGCCCACGCGGGACGCATCGACGGCCACGTCCGCGTGCGGCTCATCGGCCACGAACGGCGTGTTGGCGGGACGAATGCGAATGCGGTTGGCGACCACGTCGGCTGCGGTGGACTGCCGGAACTTGAGCACTGCGTCTTTCGAAAAAGCCATTGATCTCTCCTCAGTGTTTTGGTTGTTCAATACTGCCGTCGGTCGGACCCACGATGGACCCGTCAGTCGGACCGGGGAAGCGTAGCGTCTTGCACGCCGTATTGCTATTGGCAGATTCGGTTCCGTTGACCGAGGCTCGAACGAAGAAGCATTGCTCCCCCTTCGGGAAGCCAGCAAGGTTCGGCGTGTTAAGCGCCGTGGTCGTGTACACCAGCGTTGCGCCCGGGGGAGTGAGTCGATACACACGATATGTGACAACTGTTCCGGGGGTGAACGGGGAATTGTCGGACCAGCCCGAGGAAGCCTGCCACTGTACGCACGCACGATCGGGCGGTACGTTGGGCGGGCATGCACTCCATGCATGTGCTGGTAACAGTAGAAGTGCGAGCAGCCATTTAGTCTTCATCGTCGTCATCCTCCATAAAGTCGTCACGGTCTCGGTAGAGTACCTCGCGACCACGGAGGTCCGCTCCAAATTTCTGCATGCGCTGCTCGGACTCGGCCGCGCCAGTGAGCGAGCGCAGCAGTGCCGATCGCGTGATGACCATCTCGGGATTCTTCTTGTTGAACTCCGCGACTTCGATCGCCACTTCACGGCGCGCTTCGGGCGTCTCGGCACGGCGGAACTTCTGTAGCAGACGATCCTTGTGTCCCCGGTCGTTCTCCTTGGCGTCGCGCACGGCGTTGCGGCGCACGTACGCGTCAGACACGGATGACGGATTCAGTCCTACGTACTGCAGGAAGAGCTGCTGCGCCGACAGCTCCTTGGCATCGAGGAACGTCTTGCCCGTGGCATCGGTCATGCCCTCGTTCGAGAACCGGATCGCCTTAGAAATATCCTTCAGGAACTTCGGCTCGATCGCTTCGAACGCCTTCTGGTACTCACCATCCATCGCGTAGTTCGCGCCGCTGAATGCGCTCGCCGCGAGGCCCGTCGCCGGACCACCGAAGCTCTGCATGAGCGAGCCGAAGAAGCTGTTCGCGTTGTCGGTTTTCAGATCCACCATATACAGCGTGCCGAGCGACATACGCTGCGACAAGTCCATGCCAGCGAGACGCGGTACGCCCGAGCTAACAACTTCTCCGAGCGTGTCGCCAAACAACTCGTTGGTCATCTCGCGGATCGATCGATCGAAGTCGAACGGCTCGTCGTCATCGCCGAACATGAACGCTGCGAGACCTACTGCCCACTTGATCGGCTGCAGCATGGCACCGATCACGCCGCCTGCGGCAAGGTGGGTGGCGAAGATTCCCGCCAGCGTCTTGCGTGCGATCTTGCGGCCCTCGGGCGAGTCGCCCATCGCGGCGCGCATGTTCGAGATCATCAGCGCGTACATGTGCTGCGGGTACTGCATGAACTGGAACACGAGCGGACCGAAGCTGCCGAGCGGACCCTGTGCTTGGAACAGTCGCGGCTTGTTGCCCGACGAGTAGTTGAACTGCGTGAGCGACGTGGCCTGCTTGGCGAAGTCGATCGAGCTTTCCGCCGTCGCACCTTTCGAGCGCGCGATGTCGTACGACGCAATCGCCGTCATGATGCGGTTGTTCACTTCCGTCAGGTGCGCCATGATCCGGCTCGCATCGAGTACGTTCTGCGCAACGGATTGTTTGCCGCTAGCAACGTCGCGAAGTTCGGCGATGAAGCTCAGATCGATGATCGACTCGCGCTTCAGTTCCGTGAGCATCTTCAGGTACTCGGGCGCACGATCGCCGCCGCGCTTCCTGATCTGATCCTCCACCTGCTCCAGCACACTGAATGCTTTCTCAGCAGCCGTCTTGGAAGTCAGCGCCTTCAGGCCCGCCCACGAGTCCACCGCCTGCGTGACCAGCGGGGACAGGATGAGCTTCTGTGCGTTCGTGAGCGCAGACACTGCATCCCCGATCGACGAGCGCGCGGCGAGCCATGGCAACGTCACCATGTACGGCTGCGTGGCGTTGATCATCCAGTACGACGGGCTCGTCAGCAGCATGAAGTGGGAAAGCTCGACGCCACCGCGCACGAGCTTCGAGACTTCCTGAATGTTGTGCGTGAGCTTGTCGCGCGTGTTGATCTCGCGGACGACCTCGCCCATGCGCACACCGCTGATCTCGTTCTCGTCGCGATGCTTCGTGGCGACTTCCTGCATATCGCGCAGCGCGTCGGCCATCTGCCAGCCGTACCGAAGCTGTGACGTGTAGTACGCAGCCTGCTTGGCGTAGCTCGCGAAGGTCCGGTGCTGGGTCTCGAAGTCGACACCACGACGGTTCTTGCGGCTCAGCTCGTGCTTGCGGAAGGACTTGTCTGCCAGCATCTGTAGATAGAAGTTCTTGATAGCCGCCTGCGCAGCCGGGTTCTGATCGAGCTTGCTGAGGATCGTCTTCAGGCCAGCGTTGGACTTGATAGTCGCTTCACTATTGAACAGGTCCGCCTTGAGCTGCACCGGAGAGGTTGCTGACTCGCCATACTTCGCGGCCATCTCATATCGGTTCGCTTCCGCCTCGGAGCGCGACTCTGCGGCGCGGAACTCCTTCTCCGACACCACTGCCATCCAGTCGCCGTTGTCGGCCTGACGGACTGCAATATCGAGCGTCGGGTCATTCGCGAGTAGATTGTCGCGGTACGCGCGGGCTGCGGCACGATCGGAGCCGAACGTCTTGCGCTCGCGCTCACGCTCGGAATACACGACGAAGTCGCCCCAGCGCATCAGTGGGAAGTACGGTCCCTTGCGTTGCTGCGGGATGTTGGAAATGCGGTGGATGTTCTTCAGGCCCGTCTTGTCGATGAGTCCGCCGAACTCCTCTTCCAGTCCTTCGATCGTGTTGAGTCGCAGTCCTTCCACGTCGCCTTCGGTGTAATCGAAGTCGTCGTCCGAGAGAGCGCGATCGGAGCCCTTGGTCAGGTAGCCACGCAACGCGTTGAGCGTCATGAGCGCGACTTCACGGCGCATCGTCGAGTCGTAGAACTCGGCTGCGTCTTCGAAGAGGTCCTGCATCGGCACCGGTAGTTTGTTCCAGCGCTTCGCCAGCTCCGCGTGCTTCGCCTTCGCCGCGTCGTTCTTGATGTGAGCGTTCTCGTCCTCGGACAGCGCAAGCTGCGGATGCAACTGGTGCATCGTCGCCTCGGTCATGATCCGGGACATCTCCAGCGCGCCTTCCCGATCTTGCTCAGCCAGCTCCGTCCACTTGCGAGAAAGCTTATCCGCCCTTTCCATGTTGGCGGAGTTGTCGGCGTTGCGCTTGAAGAACGAACGCATGTAGTCAGCCATCGGGTTGTTAGACCCTGACTGGAAGTACCGCGAGTACGTATCACGCATCTGCTCCATCGACATTGCGGGGAGTAGTCCGCTTGTTGCTTTGTCTTTCGCTCGCTGCCAGAGACTCTTCCACGAGCTGCTGGTCTTGCCGTAACGGTCGAGCACGTTCGCCACTGCCCCGCGAACGCCCTCATCCTTGATGTCGAGATTCTTCACGTCGCGCCCGCCCTTCGTCGGGATGCGATCCTCGCCAGTGAAGAGAGCGTCGGTCAGCGACATCACCGCATCGAGCACGTTGTCGTGCGCGGGCGTGTCGGGCAGACCCATCACCTTCTTCACGAGCCCCATGATCCACTGCCACACGCTGAGCTTCGGTTCGATGAACGTGTTCCGCAGTTGCTGCTGGAATGCGCCATTCGAGAATGCTTCAGCGATGAACTCGTGCACGTCGTTATCACGGAACGCGTAGATGCCGTCCACGTTCACGCCGCGATTGCGCATCAGGCGGCGCGTCTGGTGCATGATCGCCGTGGCTGCGGTCTTCAGCGCCGGGTTGTTCTCGATCGCGCCGAGGGTCGCTGCGTGCGTGGCTTCGTGCGCCAATGCATGCATCAGGAGCATGTGCGGGTCTCGCCCCTGCTGGCGAAGCTGCTCAAGCTGCGGACGGTTCACGACGATCGTGCGCACGTAGAAGTCTGTGCCCATCTTCTTGACGACGCGGTACTGCGCGAGGTTCTTGCCCGCGACCATGCCACTGCGGTCGAACGCCACCATCACATCGCGCATGCCCGGCACTTCGGCAAGGCGCTCGAATACGGCGCGGAACCTATTGTCATTAGGTAGCCCGTACGATGCCATCTGCAGCACGTCCCGCGCGTTGACTACGCTGCCCGGGTCTTCGAGCATGCTGGCGATCTGCTTCGCAGCTTCCTCCACTTGCTCGGTGTCCTGCGTCAGGTCGTCCACGACGAGGTTCAGGTTCTGCACGTCGCGACGTTCGAGCGCCTCTAACAACTTGCGCTGCTCGGGCGTCATGTCTTCACGGCGCAGCAACTCACGAATCTCGCGCTCGACTTCACGGCGCGGCTGCACTTCACGGTGGATAGTCCGCTCGGCGCGATCGATCGAACTCGTCTCCTCGCGGCCCGCCTCGGAGTACGTAAGAAGAGGATAAGCTTCCTTCATCTCCTCGATCGCTTCGGACTTCGTCATGTCACGCTGTCGCAGGCGTGAGGCAATGGTGCGAGCCGTGCGCGTGTTGTCGCGGGCGAATCCCGGCGTCGTCAGCGACACCATGCCGATGCCCTGCGTCTTCGGGTTGAGACTTGCTAGGCCGAGATCGCGCAGCGTCTGCACGAACTCCTCCTCGGCACGGATGATGTCCAGCGTCGAAGCGCTGTCCTTCATCTTGTTGTGTAGTGACAGAACCGCTTCGTGGTACGTCTTCATGCGGGCGAGCCGCTCGATCTCTGACGCGGTGAAGGGAACATCACGAGCCAGAGCTTCGCGCTCAAGGCGAATGCCACGGGCGAACGATTCGACTTCCTGCGCCCGCGTGGTCGACTCGCGCTCGTTGAACCCTTCGAGCCCGCCCTTATCCGCCACGTCGCCGAAGCGGCTGCGCTTCAGCATCAGCTTGTCAGGCGTCTCCCACTGGAAGTCCTTGTCGAGCTTCATCGTGGTGAGATCGACACCCAGCTCCTTGAAGAAGCGGTTCACCGGGTTGAAGTAGTTTTCGCGCGTGTCCTTGTTGCCGCGCCACAGACGCATGGCAAACTGCACCGCGCGCATCTCCTGCAGCGTCGGCGTGTAGCTCATCGCACCACGCGTGGCGATCGAGTTCAGGAACTTCTGCATCAGCGGCGCGACGTGGTTCGTGTAGTAGCCGTTCTTGTGCGTCTGCCGGTACTCGATCTGCGCGATGCGACGCAGGCGCTCGGCCAGCCGCTCCGTCGACTTCGCAGTCATCTCGGCGCGCTTGTTAGGGAACACGAGGTCTTTCAGATGCACCGGGTCTGCCTTCGCCGCGCCGCGAGTCGACTCGCGCTCCTCGGCGAAGAACAGCTTGCTCATCTGCTCGGCGAACTCCTTGGGTTTGTATCCCTTGATCTTCGCGATCAGCTCGTTGAACTTCTCGACTTCCGCGATTGCGCCGTTCGACGCACGGTTGTTAGCCTTCTGCAGCGCGTTGCCGTATTCGGCGAGCACGCGCAGGTAGGCACGGCCGAGAAGCAGCTTGCGTGAATTCTCGGAGCGCGAGCCGTCGGGCTCACGTTCGGCTTCGAGGACGCTGAAGTCGCCTTTCGTGCTCTTCGTGATCAGCGAGTCGGCGGCGCTAATGGACTGCTCCAGTCCACGGAACGCCGTCTTGGCGCGAGCGGCCACCGTCTTCTTGTCGGCCTTCGATTGATCCTTCGGTGCGGACTCGACGCTCAGAACACGTGTGTCGAACACACTCTTGCGAACGGGGCGATCGGAGCCCTGCTTGTTCTCGGCGGTGCGCGTCAGATTCGCGCGCTTGAAGTCCTTGGCAGCGGGACCGTTGCGACGTGCACGCAGGAAGTTCTGCACGCGCTTCACGAGCTTGCGCTTCTCGCTCGGCGTCGGGTGCCGGGCCAGCACTTCCTCGTACGTCGACTGCGAGCGCTGACGGCCCGTGATGTATCGCGACGCTGCTGTGAACGCGAGGTTCAGTGTCGGCTCGTCGAGCACATCGATCTGCTCATCAGTCAGGTCCTCAACGTCCGGCTGCTCGGTGCTGATCGGCTTCGCCGTCGGTGCCTTGGCAGTGCGCGGCGTCATGCCAGCCTGTGGACCGCCGCGCTCCTCGGGATCGATGTGAGCGCGGCCGATCTTCGTAGTCTCCTCGGGCGACATCTTCGTTGCGGTTCGCGCCACCTGCTCGGAACGAGTAGTTGGGTTCGCGATCTCGCGCATCGCCTTGAGCTGGTCGGCCAGCTCGTTCTGCCGTGCCCGCGCCTTGAGCTTCTCGCTCTCGGTTGCAGCCGTGTTGATGATCACCTGCTGGCCAGCGTGCTCCATGAACAGTTCACGGTACTGCTGCGCCTGCTTCGGGTTCGCGAACTCCAGCGACTCGGGCGCGTCGATGTCACCCCAACGGCTCTTGCGCTCCTTGAGGCGCTGACGACGGGCCAACATTGCTAGGTTGCGCGCGGCTTCGTTCTCCGACTGCGCACCCTTCACGGCGCTCTGTGCCGCCTCGTCGTCACCCAGCGTTTCCTCGATGACGGCTTCCGCAGCACGACCGACACGTTTCGTTTCGCGTCCCTGTTCGAGCTGGCGGTTCTCCTGACGCACGAGCTTGTCGCGGCGACGGATCGCCTGCGTCGAGCTAACAATGTGCGCGGTCTGCCCGGTCTCCGTCTCCCATTGATCGGCGGTCTGGTCCGCTTCCTCCTCGCTGCCAACGAGCGATTCCCGAACGACGTTTCCTTTTTCGTCGCGAAGCTGCACGGCGATGTTTCCGCCCTCGGGCTTGCCTGAGCCCGCGCCGGTCGCGTAGCCGAGAACCTCCTGCATGTTCCCAGCACCCTGCCCCAGCAGGTTGATCAGCTCCTCGGCGGTGGCTCGGTTCTTGGCAATGAGGACTCCGCCCTTGCCATCGAAGTTCGCGAGCGGTACACCGATTCCACGCACCTGCTCCAAAGCACCGTTGGCGCGCAGGTTCTGCAGGTTCGCCTCTGATAGATACACGCCCTTGCGGGTGCTGTCCGGATCGCTCAGCTCGTCGAGCTGGGCCATGAGATCGCCCACGGGCTCCGCGCTCGGCTGGTCCGGGGTCTGCTGCTGGCCCTGATCGAACAACCCCTGCTGCTCGGTGTCGGCGAACGTGGCCGGGTCCTGCAACTGCTGCATCAGCGGGGCGCGCTGGCGCAGGAAGTCGGCTCGCGTGCTGCCGCCCGCCATCTGGTTCCGCTGCGCTTCGGCGGCAGACTGCTGCTGTGCCGTGGGAGCGCCGCCAAAGCCCGCTGGCGGGGTCATGTCGTCGACCTGAGGCTGAGCCGCCATCGGCTGCAGTGGGACGCGTCCCACGCCACGTAGGCGCTCCTGAAGCAGAGGCTGCTGCTGCGGCGGACCCGAGGGCACGACGGCGGTGCCGGGCGTGGGATTCATCCCGCCGCCCTGAAGGTCCATCGGCTCGTTGCGAGCCCACACCTGCGACATGTCGGAGCCCGCTGCCCCGGCCATCGGGTCCGGCTGCTCTTGGAACATGTCGTCCATCACGCCGTCTTTCCGCGCGTTCATCGCGGCAGCGACATCGGGATCGACGTGCCCGGCTACGAGCGCGTCCGACATATTTGACCGACGCTGCAGGGAAGCTTGCGGGTTCTGCACGTAGCGCTCGCGCGCCTGAAGCTGGTCGAGCGTCGACATGTTCTGCGACGGCGCGTTCGGGTCCGTGAACACATCGTCGAAGCTCGCCGTGGGCTGTGGCTGCTGCCCGCCCTCGCCGAAAATTTCTGTAAACGATGCTGGCAACTCGGGCTCGCCGCCCATCGTGGGTTCGCCCGATGGCAATTGCCCCTCTTCTGGTGGCAATTGACGCATCGCGTTCGCACGGGGACCGACGGCAGCGTTCGTCACACCACCTGTCAAACCACCAACGGCGACGCCTTCGACGCCTGCTTCGAGCGCGCCTTCGTGGAGTTGGCGGCTCTGATCGTAGGTCTGCGCCGCGTAGTTCTGCGCCACCTGCTCGGCGGTCGACTGCGTACCTTCCTGCACAGCCTCGGAGCTGAAGCCACGACCGAACCGGCTAGCTACTCCACCGCCGACATCGACGAGCTTGGGTTCGAGGTAGCGGCCCGCACCGGCAGAGATCAACCCGACCACGAAGCCGCCGATCGCGGGGGCCGCGCCCTGCGCTTCGCCGATCAGCTTCTCTCGCGCCTGCTCGGGGCCGTACTGTTCCACGAGCTGCTGGTAACGCTGCGACTTCATCAGCTCCTCTTCGGGAGCCTGCTCGATTTCCTCGGCGACATTGTTAGCGATCGAGCCGACGCTGAGCGCGCCTTCCGATGCGCCGAGGTACGTGAGAGCACCCGAACGCATGCCCGCGCGCAGCATGAGTGTGCCGGGTAGTAACGTGGCAAGAGAGGAAGGAGCGGAGCCCGTGGCCTTGAGCATCAGGGAGCTGATGAACTCCTTGGCTCCACCGCGCCAGATGGTGCGATCGGGATCGAGCGTCGTCCACTGCCGCGCCGATCGGTCGAGCGCCTCAGGCGTCATCGTCGACTCGATCTGTCGAGCGTAATCATTCAGCGCGCGACGGGGCGCGGCGAGCGTATCAGCAGCCTTCGTGAAGGTCTGCTCGTACGGGGTCTGTCCCTCACCTGCGCCCTGTCGCGCGAGGTATTCTGGAATGCCTGCGACGGTGCCTGCAAGCTGAACCGCGCCAGCGCCGAACTTCTTCGCGTAGTCGCTCCATGCGACTTCGTCGTCACCTTCGGGCGGTGCTTCCGGTGCGGACTGATTCAGCTCTTGATAGGCCGACATGAACGGGTTGTCGTCGGCGAGCCCGCCCGGCTCCGATAGATTGAGACCCATGCGCAACGCCGTGCGCGGCTGGGCCGGGCTCGGCGTCGTGTTGATAGGATCGTAGGCCGGAGCTGCACCGAACAACTCTGCGTATGCGTCTTCGAAACTCGGCATAGATCACTGCCCGCTGAGGGCGCGCTGAATGAATGCTGCTCCGTCGGGGCGACCCTGCGCCTTCATGACGAAGTCGACGATCATGTTGTCAGGCACCTTCGGGTTCGCCTGCTTGATCTGCGACATCACCGAAGCGAGCTGGTCTGCCTGCGCTTCATCCGTGATGCCCATGAGTTCGAGACGCTGACGGTACACCTGCTCGGAGCCGCGCATGTCGGCGGGCTTCATGCCGCCCATACCCCCACTCATCTGTGCACGCATCTGCGCAGCCTCGGAGCGAGCGACGTTCGCTTCCGCATTCGTGCGCAGCGCCTGCCCCTGCGCTTCGGCGAGCGGCTTCGTGACCTCGTTGTACTTCTGGTGCTCGAACTGCTCACCGCGCCAATCCTTCGTCCACGCGAGGAAGTTCTGTGGGTTCTGGAAGTTCTGGATCGCGCCCGCAAGGTACTCCGGCGTGATGACGTGCGTGCCGCCCTTGAACTGCTCACCCGTCTTCTCGTCGACACCGACAGCGACGATATGTCCGTTATGCACGCCGAACTTCACGTCGTTGCCATCCGGGAAATACTGGTAGGCCGCACGCAAAGCTCGCGTCGCACCCTTGAGGTTGCCCGCCTGCATCAGCGCCGACGCCTGCCCCGCGTAGTTAGAGAAGCCACGAATCTGCATGCCCGTCACGAGCTTGTCGGCAGAGTCGAGTGCTTCAGCCTGCGGCAGTCCCTTCAGACGTGCGGTACGCAGGGCCTGCGCTCGATAGCGCTTCCAGTCGTCGACCTTGAGGTCGGGCAGCTCCGTCTCGTCGATGTCCACGTCGGCCAAGTCGATCGCATCACCCAGCTCGGGGGAAGATGGCTGCGGGGCAGCTTGCGGTCGAGCACCGCCACCGCCTGATGCGCCCGCCCTCACGGTCATATCAGGAAGCTGCTCCGCGCCGGGCGCACCATCACGCGCAGCCAGCGCGCGTCGTGCCCCTGCCGCACCACCCAGCGCCGCTACACGCTGCTTCGTATCGTCTGTCAGCTCAATCCCACCCTTCCCGATTTCATCCGCAAAGCGGCTGCGTGGGTCCAAGCCCACCATCTGTCCTGCAGCGTCGCCGACATCGGTGAGCGTACCCATCGCGCGAGTGCCGAGGTCTTTCCAAAACGACAGTCCTGCTTCGCTTGGGTCCATGCCGAAGCGAGTGTAGTAATCCTCGGAGCCGGTGCCGCCTGCGCGAATCGCACCTGCAATGCCAGCACCTGCTGCAGCACCACCCGCGAGCTTGCTGCCAAGCGCACGACGAAGCAGGCCCTTCTTCGCCGCTGCACCAGCCGCTGCACCTTCGGCAGCCGCAGCACCTTCACCTGCGCCGCCCGCACCGCGCGCCGCGCCACGGGAAGCTTTCGCGGTCTTGTCGGCACCTTCCGCAGCACGTGTCGTGGAGCCACCGCGTTCAGAGTTGTTAGCCCGGTTCTGCGCAGCGCGCTTCCTGATCTCCTCGGGGCTGTCAAAGTCGACGCGACCACCATCAGCGTATCCGCCACCCGAGTACAGATCGGGATCGTCGCCGGGCATGAACGCAGGAGCCGCAACCGACGTACCACCATCGAGGTCTGCGGGAGCTGCTTCGACGGGAGCGGCAGGAGCTGCCTCCGTGCTGGGCAGCGCCGTCTTTCGCTTCCCCTTGCGGCTCTTCATCTTGTCCATCATGCGGAACAGCCACGGGTCCTGACCGAACTCGGGCATGAACGCTTCGGCGGTTTGATCACCGTAGAAGCCGCGCTCTTCGTCAGACACGTCCGTGGAGTTCGCCTGCGCAGCGGCTTCATCACGGCCAGCCTGCGAGAGCGCGTACTTGCGCATCTTGTTTCGCTGACGTGCGTCCTGCAGGTCCTGTACGAAGCCGACTCCCTGCTGGAAGCCGCCCGCCAAACCACCAAGACCGCTTAGACCTGAGAGACCGCTCATGAACTTCTCCTACTGAATCATTGCTCGCATCGGTGCGCGCATCCCCACCTGCGGACGCATCGCCGTCGGCTGCTGCTGCATCGCCGGGCGCATCGGCTGCATCGCCGAGGGCTGCATCTTGATCGCTGAGCGCGCGTAGTTAGGCATCGGCATGCCCTGCTGCGTCACGCCCATGAGCGCCTGCTGTGGCGGAGCGAAGCCCGTCATGCCGCCGTTGGCCATGCCGTCCTCCTGCTGCGCGGCGGGAGTGTGATACTTCTCTTTCAGTTTGTCGAAGTGGCGCGTACCGAGAATCGCGACGACATCTGCAGGGACGACGTACTCGCCGACAGACAACATGGCGGGGACCTGATCGTCGATCCCACTACCATCACTCGGACCTTGGTCGATCGGCCCTTCTTTCTTGCTAGGTAGCGCAGTGCGTCGAGGAACACTTCCACCCTCCTTCATGAACATCGCCGCCATACCAGCGACCTGTCCGATACCCGAGATCGCAGATTGGTTCGCCTGCTGCTGGGCGTTGTACGCAGTCATCTGGTTGTTGAAGCCCTGTGACTGGATGTTAGCTCCTTGGTTGTATCCCTGCAGAGCCTGACCCATCGCGCCGTTGCCGCTCGTGAGCGCGTTCGCGCCCGCGCCGGTCGTGCTGTTCGCGTTGCCGACACCGGAGTTGCCCGCCGCGAGTGACTGGCCGTAGCTCGCCGCCACCTGCGAAGGCATCCCCTTGCCGATGTTGATAGCCTCGGCGCGCAACGCGCGTCCCGTGTTCTCCGTCGTGCGCGTCGCATTGCTCGCGGCTGCGGCTTGCGCGGCTGCCTGCTGCGTACGCACGCCGATGTCGAGCGCGGCGTTGCGCGTCTGGCTCGGGTCAACGCCGTAGCTTTCCAGACGCTGCAGGGCATTGCGCCGCTGCGCATCGAAGGCACCCGTGACATCAGCAACAGCACGTCCACGCTCCTGCTGCATTCGCTCGGGCGAGTCGTAGTTCTGGAATTCCTTGATGAGGTTGTCTTCCAGCGGCTGGAACTGCGTCTCGTACCGCTGACGATCCTCACGGGCGTTATCCGCCGTCTCCTGCATGATCGGAAGCTGCGTGTCGAGCACGGACTGCAGCGTCGCCTGATTGCGCGTGTCCTGTTCGCGCGCCCACGCAAGCTGCTCCTGCGCGGTCTGCTGCTGGATGCGAGCAACGTCGGTCGACGCGGCGGCTGCCGGGCCGAGGTCAGGCGGCTCGGGAGTGGATTTCTTGCCCATACTTTTTCCTCGCTAACCAGCGGCATTGTGCCTTGGTCATCTGCAGAACGTGAAGTGCGCCATCCGGATGTGCACCGGGGATCGCAATCAGCTCGGTGAATCCCATACGCAGGTCCTGCTCAAGCGCGGCGGTATTGCCGCTTGGCACGAGCCCGAACATGATGTTGAGTCCACGCTGGATGAACACGTAGCGCGCCGTCGTCTCCAGCAGCGCCCGGTTCATCCATCGTGCGCCATCACCTGCCATGTGCACGTGACAGCTCGCTCCATTGAAGTTGTTGAACCCGATCACACCGACTAACTTCCCGTCGACCACGCGGCCCAACCCTTGGAAGTCGGGTGTCCACATGAGTTCGATGCGTTCGCGTAGAAACTCGAACAGCGTCTCGCGGGGCTTGTCGGTGAGGAAGCTCACTGAAAGTCTTCGCAGCTCGGAACAGGGTAAGCCGAGCCAGAAAGCTTCTGGTACTCGACTAACATCTTCTGGAGGTTGAAGGTGTATAGCGTGCGTGCCTGACCAGTCGCTGTGCACTGCTCCTTCTTCACCTGCAGAATCTTCTGTTCGAGATCGGTCTGGCGTTCGACCTTCCGCTCCTCGCGAAGCTGTTCAACGTCAGCCGCGAGCGCGAATCCGGAATGAACCGAAGTGATCAGTCCACACGCGAGAGCGATATGTGTTGCGAGTGACAATGCTGTTACTCCTGATGTGAGAGCGATTGCCCAACGCCAAGCCTGCACTTGGCGATCGGACGCGTCAGCTTTCGGGGGGCGAATGCTTTTGATCCATGCTTTCGCACCCGTCTTGATTTCCTCTTCCACGACAACTCCCCATGGTCACTCCATCTTCGCGATGTGAGCGATGGTCTCGTCTTTCACCTTCCCCGAGGCCGAACTACCGAAGTAGTAGCCGAGGACCAAGCCGAGTGCCATGTCCAGAGTGCCGAGCGTGCGCATGATGATCTCGCGCATCTCGGCAGGAATGACGTGTTCGAGCAGATACCACTGGATGCAGAACCAGCCAACGATCATCACCGTCGCAAGGATGCGCGGTGTCCATGAATCGCCAGTCTTGATTTCGCGGTCACGAGCATTCGATCGATCAGAAGCCGCGATCTCTTCGAGCTTGATACCCGCGTCGACCATCGTCTTCCTGAACTCGAATTCGATTTCCTTGAGCTTCACAAGCGTCTGTGGGTCAGCGCCTAACACGGCAGCTTCCACTTCACTCTCGGTGGCGCTGGGGTTGCCTAGCATTTGCGTTGCGATGGTCTTCACCGCGATGCCAGCGAGCGGGCCACCGAGCGCAGTCGCAAGCGTAGGTGCGACGGTGCCGACGATCTTCTTCCAGTCGAACTTAGCCACTGATGATCTCCACGTGCGGTGCGTCGAGGAAGTGTTCGTCGGGGTCTTGTCCGACGGTGCGGAAGTCGCCATCCCAATCGAGACCGAAGCGCAGCTTCACGCCGTGGCGCTTGGCGATGCAGTCCACGTAGCCCATCAGCCGACCGAAGGCGACGAGGTCCTTCCAGCTCAGCTTGTCATTGAGCTGCGTGGAGAGCGGGGCGATGTCCACCGCCTTCGAAGGGATCGAGTTGTGGTTCCCGTTGGGCCAGCGCTTTTGTGACTTGCCGGTACGGAACGCCTCGTCCTGATCTTCCTGTCCGCGATGCCCGACGAGCACCATGAACTCTACGTACTCGATCGCTTCATTCAGGATGTCCTGAAGCTTCGGGTCGCATGTTGCCAGTCGCTGGCGTGAGATTTCGTTGAAAGTTGGCATAAGACCCCGCCTACGTGGCGCTTCTATATCATTTGCCCGTCTTGCTTGCAATTTTCTTCCCTGCGACGGGCGGGGCAGCGGCGAGCAACGCCTTCTCTTCTTCCTGCAATTCCTGCATGACGATGGCCACGGAGCTGATCTGATTCCCCTTGAGCGTGAGCTGGTCGGAGGTCAGGAGCTGCTGCAGGAACTTAATCGTTGCGAGTTTCATATATCTCTCTCGTTTGTTATGCGCCGAAGATCGGAATGTATCCCTGCGTCGAGCCGTCTGCCAGAAACACCGGGAGCCACGAGATCGGGCCTGCTGTACCCGAACCCGGCTTGTTAGTGGCGGTGAAAGTTGCTGTCTGCGCACCCGTAGTCGTCGCACCGTTGATCGCCATAACTCGGGCGTTGTTCTTGTAGAAATGTAGATTGTGGTTACTGAAACACCCAATAGCTAGGCCAGCAGCAAGCGGCGTGATGATGGCATCGACCGAGTGCGTGCTGTCGGAGAAATTCATCGCTGGGTTGCCGAACGTCGATCCAACGGTTTGAAACTGTAGCCCGAGCGCGCCTGCGGAGAACACTTGGAATTTGTAGTTGCCTGTGCCCTGATTGAACGCCGCACCAACAGTACCGCTAAGGCTAATCTGCAAAATACCGGTGTCGTTCCTGATGAGCGAGTTTGTGCCATCGTGGAAGATGCGCAGATCACTACTCGCGCCGAGACGAAGCTCTTGACTATCGTTCGGAAACGCGACGTGAGAGCCCAAACTGAAAGGCTGGATTGTTAGCGCCCCGAGCAGACCATTAAACGAGTCGTCGTCCGCCACGACACCTAGCACGCCCGTATTGGCTAGGCGAATCTCCCATGTGCGGTCGCCGGTTGGAGCTGAAGTGTTCTGGAGCTGCCACTTCATTTGTCCAGCGAATACGTGGCGCAGGATGGCATTTCCAGTCAGCCGCAGGTTCCCGGGAGTATCGATGACGAGATCGCCCGTGTCGTTGTTGATCCACGAGTCGGTACCGTCATGGTAGAGGCGCAGGTCTTGGCTGACCCCAAGTTGAAGTTCTTGGTTATCCCCTAACAATCTGATCGCGGTGTTGTCAGTAGCATTGCCAAGTGAAACTACCGTTACGCCTAGACCGGATCGCGTTGCACCGAAGACGTTACGCGCTGCCGTGAATGTGTCATTGATCGCGCGCAGTCCGAAACTGGTATCACTCCCGATAGCCTCCCAAGCACGAGCATCTACCGCCGCACTAGCAGTCACCCATACAAGCTGCGGTAGCCCAACCCGAAGCCCCGGCAAAACTCCCGTGGTAGTGACATTTGCTGATGCTCCGGCGAATACATGTTTGCCGGTCCACGTTGGTGCGAACGTCTGATCAATCGCGATATCGTTGGCGTTGACGGTGATGCCCGTACCCGCGCCGACATCGAACGTACGATCCGCTGCCAGCGATCCACCACCCGTAAGTCCAGCACCTGCTGTCAACGTACGGGCGGGCTGCACGGAAGAATCCGCCAACAGCAGTGACGCGATCGAGGCGGCGCTCAGCGCAACATCGTTGGCGTTGACGGTGATGCCCGTACCCGCGCCGACATCGAACGTACGATCCGCCGCGAGTGATCCGCCACCTGTAAGTCCAGCACCTGCTGTCAACGTACGAGTTTGCAGCACGAGCGCGGGGATACTGGTGAGTTGGGACCAGTCAATAACCAGCGCCGCTTGGTGCTGCGTGACCATGACCTGCGTGATATCGCTCGTGCTGAGCTGATCGTTCACCCAATTCGTGCCATCGTATCGGAGGAAGTCTCCAGCAGCCGATCCTGTTAGGTCCCCGATGTTGGCAATCTGCGAGAGATCAGCGCCAACGACGGACTGCGCATTGCCCTTCAGGTCGATGAGCCCGAGGTCTAACAAGTCCTGAACTCGAATAAAAGAATTGAACAGGTCGGGCGTGCGACGTTGCCCGATCTCCATCGATTCCTTGAGTGCGACCAACGCAGCAGTGTGCACTGCCGGGTCATCCGTGATGACCGGTACGTTGGGGTACTTCCGGCTACCCTTCAGTCGAAGAGTGTTAGCCATTAGACGCTCGCCAGTTCCTTACCGGTCTCGGCGATCGAAGCCGAGAACACTTCGGTGTTGCTGACCATCTCGAACTGATACACATCACGCTTGAATCCGATCGGCAGTCGCACCATGCCTTCGTTCTGCACGATGGTATCGAACACGATCTCACCATCGGCATACATCGTGAATCGAACCGCTGACTGCTGAAACGCCATGAAGTCGAGTGGATAGAGCCCGTCACCACCCAGCGGCTGGAAGTTCTCGGGTTCGGTCCAGCCCGGCACGAGCCCAGCTCCCTGCACGCCGCAGAGTGGATGTCCATTCAGCGTGTTGAGGTCGTCCACGAGGAACCGCGCTTCGTTGTACGGCTGATAGTAGTCCTCGATGTCAGCCGACACGTCCGCGTCCTCGTCGTTGAACTTGATCTTCAGCGCGCCGAAGTTCACCGGCTTCGGCATATGGAAGACCTTCGACTTCCAACGCCAGTACAGCCGCTCGGAGTCTTCCGGGTCCCACTCCCACGCACGATCGTCATACAGCAGGAACACGCGACCGTCATACCGATCCGTCTCGATTCCTTCGACGTGCTGGAAACGATCCAGCTCGACGAGCTTCGCAGCGGGCTCGGTCGGATTGAAGATGAACCCGAAGCTAGGCTGATTGAAGGCGATGTACTGCATGCCGTAGCTAGCCGCGTAGATGTCGCGCGGGTTGTATCGACGCAGCCATTCTTCCTTCGTGAGCAGGTCCTGCGTGATGATCCGTGGCGACGGGCCATTCACAAGCACGAGCCCATTGATGGACGCGTAGTACACGCCTGCGTCGGATGACACCATGCTGCGCCGGGACAGGCATGGCATGACCGCGTCGGTCTTCTGCGTCGTGAACGCAGCAGGTGTCACGCCATTGCCGATATATGGGTTCGACTTCGTGCCGATGATCAGTGAGTTCGCCCACACGGAGAGCCCGACGATCTCGAACTCGGTGCCGATCTCGTATTCCGCTGGCCACGCGTGCGCGCGAAACGGCTCACTGAATACGAGGCGTCGCCCAACCCAGCCGACTAGATAGCCGTTCGGCATGACGACGAAGCCTTCGAGGTCCGCTGGCGGTGGGATGAAGCTCGTCGACTCCAGCACGTTGTTGAGCGCGATCACGTCATCGGTCGCGGTGTCGCTGTAATTCGTATCGCCGATGTTCACCTTCGCCACGAAGAAGAACAGCGTGCTGGCATTGCCCGGGACGGTGCGGTAGATGTTCTTGTGGGTGATCAGACGCTGTGAAGCGTCCGGGACCACCGTCTGCATCCCCGAGATATTCCACGTGCCTGCCAGTCCCGACTGCACGGCGCTCGGCGGCGAAGGTGCGCCTTCCTCCCCGTACGCGCTCACAAACGTGTACAGGTACGTCCGCTGCGTGTCATCGCCCGCTCCGGGGGAAGTCACCACCGGAGTCGCTGTCGGAGTAGGTACGCCGAGTAGATAGGGCGGAAGACCGTCGATGATCCGGTTCAGCGTGTTGTACATCGGCGGACCGTCGCCCGCCCAATAGTAGCGATCGTGCACGTCGTTCACGAGCGGCGAACGGACGATATCCACGTTGCGCGAATCGAACGCCAGCCAGACTTCCTGCTCCTCTTCGTACTCCATGTAGGGAATACGATAGGTGCGCCGCACCGTGAAGTATTGGCCGGTCAGGTCCTTGACCTCACGCGGCACACGAAAGCCTCGCGCCTCACCCGAGAGCAGCTTCGTGTTGCGGGCGGTCGTCGCTGACATCGCTGGCAGGAGCCGGTCCGACACTCGCGGAATCAACCCCATGAAGCCTTCGAGCTTGAGCGCGGTCATGTACGAACCTCGGGGTAGTGAGCCTTGATCCACGGGAAACGTACTTTCGCCGCGTCCATCCACGGTTTTTCGGGTCCGCCGAAACTAACAAGCCTCGTACCCTTCGGGAGCGGAGTGGGTCTGTAATCAGCCTTAGGGCAGAACATCCCATCTTTCTCGGTCCACGAAGCGATGTTGCGCGGTAGGATGCAATTCAGCCAGCCCTGATCCGACTGCTGCTTGCTCTTGGCGATCAGCTCGTAGGGTGACACAAACGGGTCGAAAGCGTCCCATACGAACTTGTGCGTCCCCGTACTGAGTAGATAGGCTCCACCAAGGATAATCCCATTGGTGTTACGCCAGACGACCAAGTCTTCCTCACGCTCCAGCAGTGGCGTGATGTCGCCGCAGAGAAGCGAATCGATGTCGAGCGAAAGGATGCGGTCTCCTAACACCTTCGCTTCGGCACTGAAGTTCCACAGACGCCGATAACAACGCGGATACCGCTTATCCGATGACGGGACCGGGCCATCCCCCCGCACGGGCGCAGGAATCACCGTGATGCTCGGGTCGAGCCCGGCTGGCATGTCGGTCACGCAAACGATTCGGTATGGGACGTGGCAGTGCTTCGCTAGCATCGGGAGCTGAGCATTCACATGCTCGGCACGATAGCTGCGCTCACAGTGCTGGTCCGCATACAGCCAGTAGACGATGGAGATCATTCAAAAACCTGAGCCACCGTGAGATCGCCGGTAGCCAGAATGTCTTCGACGCCGGTCGCACGAATCTCGATGCGCCAGACTCCGGTTCGCGGCGTATCGTCGAACACCCCGATATAACTCCAGCCGCGTTCCACGTCCATGATCAGCCACTCATCGATGTTGTCTCCAGACATCGGAGCGTCGCCAGAGAGCACGGTGAGTCGAATCTCGTAGTTGCCGGGCGCGAGTGTCTCCGTACTCCCCTGCCACCATTCGTTCTCAATGAACGTGCCGTAGTTACGGAACGACATCGGGTCTCCGCCCGGATCGAGCGAATCACTATCTACTTCGAAGAAGTACCCATTGCCACCGCCACCGACCCATAGCTGGCCGAGTGGAGCGAAGTCGCCGTTGCCGAACGAGATATTGAGCAGTGGCTCCTGTGAGCCCGAACCGTTCGCGCCACCCGAGTTGATCGTGTGATTCCCGAAGTTGAGGATCGCCGGGGTTGGCACGCCGCTCCCGATGGGGCCGATGGCGATGAGCAGGAACAGCCCGTCAGCAGGATTTCCTTCGTGGGTAGTTAGCTGGATGAACGTGGCAGTCTGTGACATTGCCTGAACAGAGGCGATAAGTCCCGGCGTGCCAGTAGTCGCAACGACAATGGGAGTGTCAGAGAAATAGTTCTCGACGAACTCGATCATATAGAACCCGGGCGTGCCGCAGTCCCATGAGATGTTGGCGATGCCAGCGTTCGGTGCACCGCCCAAGAAACCGGTTGCCTCAATCTGCCCGCGCGCAGTGATCTCGGTTGGGGTGTACCCACCGCCGCCGCCACTCTCTTCGAGATGCTCCATCGTCCCGGCAGTATTGCGATGAGCAACGATCACACCAGCCGCCCACGCGATAGCCGTCGTGTTCTCCTGCCCGCGCTCAACTGTCAGTACACCATCGGCGCGAGCCGTGCAGTTGCAGACTTCACGGACACCGGTAGTTGGGTCTTCGATCGTGACCTTGAAGATTTCGTCCACAGCAGGTGAGGGGAAGTCTTCGAAGTGATCGGCAATCTGCAACGCCACGGTGTCCTCGGCAAGGTCACTCGCGAGCGTCGTGCGCGCGTCATTGGCGTACAGATGTGTGCGGGAATCAGCCATGTCACACCACCAGCGGAATCTTCATGACGTAGTAGAGCATCTTGTAAGGCGGGATCGTCGCCACCGCACCGAGCGTGTGGTTGTGATCCGTAACCGCCGAGATGGAGTGCGCGTGCGCCGCGCCGCCTACCTGACCAGTCTCCTCGATCAGATCATTACCACCGACGGTCTCCTGCCGATACGCATAGGTGTTGGAGTCAGCGTTGCCTGCCACACCGCGCGCAGGGCCGATGCCGCTGTTGCCGAAGTTCTCCATCTGGCCGGGGCCGTTTGAGCCCGCCTCCCACACGTACAGCCTGTGTGAGTGCAGCGGGATGTTAGTTTCATCCAGCGTGGTCTCGCCCGTCGAGCCACCGTGATCGTGCGCGCCAGCCGCTCCGATCGAGGGAGTTGCGCTCGCTGCGCCGCCGGTGCCGCCGATGTCACCGTTGACGGTGGCACCACGAACAAACAACCCGCGAAGGTCGGGAGTGCCGTTGCTGCCGTTGCAGATCGCCCATCCCGCAGGAAGGTCACCCGAGACGCCATACCACATCGTGATCATGCCATTCGGGATCGCGAGCGCCGCGACGTTATCACCGGTCACGAGGATCGTCGCTCCACCAGCGGTGGCACGCGTGCCGTCGTTGGGGACCAGAACCTCGTTAGACGCGTCATCGACCGTGCCACGCATGGCGACGCCGACAAGCTGACCACCGGTCATCGTCGAGTCTTGGATGTCCGCGTTCTGTAGCTCGTTGCCATCCATGTCGAGATCGCCGGACATGGAGTCGCCACCGCGACGGATGAATTCCTCCATGATGACCCGGGTCAGGCGTGCATCCACGCGCGTGAGCCCACCGGTCCACGACTGCGCGCTGGTGCCGTCCTGCCCGCGTCCGCCTGTCGGCACCGTGAGTAGATCGGTCGAGCGCTCCGTGATCTTCACGATCTCGCGGTCGCCATTCGAGTTCACGAGCGTGACGTAGAAATACTCATCCACGCCGGGGTTTGGATAGAGCGTGCCGTATCCGTTCGCGACCTGAATGGTCAGATCGGTGTCGGAGATGCTGGCAGCCAGCAACGCCGTAGCGTTGTTAGCGAACAGTAGATTGGGCATTACTCATCCTCCTCAACGTCGAATTCCACGGTGTCCTGCTTGATTTGACTTCCGTTGGTCGTGATCGTGAACTCGATCAGATAGGTCTGTCCGTCCTCACCGCCTTGGGCGAAGTATGCGAAAATCTTTCCTGCGGGATCGATCACGATGTCGTCGACCACGAACGGTGTACCCGTCGCCGGACTGACCTCCGCAGTCACATCCGTGATCAGCTCCCCGCCTTCGAGGAAGTCCGTGTAGTCGAAGCCCTTCTTGCGGCGTTCACCCGGCTGTTGCCGGTAGCGACCGAGCATCATGGTTTCACCTGTCTGCTAACTGGTACGAGTAGCTCACTTCTCCCGGGTCTCGGGAAAGGCGCTTCTGTCACACCGGAAAACTGCTCCTTGATTCGCAGCCTGCCACCGATGTATGAATCGAAAACTTCCGAGTCCGCGGTGGGAGTGATTGTTAGGACCCCCATACCACCGAACCCGTTGTACGTCGAGACGTTGAATCCCACGACGTTGAACGCGTCATCAAACAATGTGAGGACTGGCCCGCTCATAGACGGAAGAACCCTCCACCTTCCACGTTCGGATAGATGAAGTAGTCGAGTCCCAGCGGCTTGAATCGCTGCGTCACCAAGTCTTCCTCACCTAGATAGGCCACGAGCACCGAAGTGTTCTCAATGCCACTATCCTTGAAGATCAGTGCCTGTGTGATGAACCGACTGTCAAACAGGAACGGGAACTTCGCGTGGGTGCCAGAACACACTCCATCGGTCGCGGTGCGCCCATTGATCTCTTCGCTGATCGCAATCCGAACACCTGCTGAGATATCACTCAGGAACTGCGCATCGAAGTCCGGCACGAAGCTCTCGGGCAGGAACATCGCCCGGTAGACACCGGTCGTCCAGTCGAGCTGCGCCGTCGCGAAGAGTTCGCGTGCGTAGTTGAATAGGCGGCTCTGCACGGCTCACTTCCCGAACGATGGATAGGTCCACGACGGCGTACTCGAAAAGTTTCCTTTCGCCAATGCCGCGTAGCGGCCGATCGCCGAACGGAATCGGCCTAGGTGATACTGCGCCCGGACCGAGTCGGTGTACGGCTTCGCGGGTTGCGAGAAGAGACGACCGAGCGCTCCGTCGAGGATCGCGTCGTAGAAGTGCGTGGACGCGATGCGCGGGAGATGCGTGACTGTTTGCTTGGGTGTAAGGGCCACATAAAATGTCAGTGCGTCGTTGATGGTTTCGTTGGACTTCGGCCACAGCCGAACCTGATCCGGCGTCTCCAAGAAAAAAGCTTTCGGCTTCTCTGCAGTGGGCTCGACTCCGGCCGGACGGCGGATCATCTTGCGCAGCGGAGTCCCTAACAACTCAACGCTGAACACCTGAACGATGTCCGCGTACGCATCGTAGGGCGACATGTAGTAGCGCCGCTTGTCCACCATGAGCTTGCGTGGGCCAATGACCACGCGCCACGCTGCCGACAGCTCGAAGAATTCGCGACAGGCAAGGATGACGGCTCGCTTGCGCACCTTCGGTAAGCAGCCGGGGGTCTCGGGGAGCATGTCACGAAGCCACGTCGTGATCTTCGTATCCATCTCATGCCCGGAACCTTCGACAGAAATGTTGTTAGTCGTACTCACAGCGACACCACCATGGATTTGAATTGACCCATGAGCATCGCCGCGCGCCCGTCTTCGGTGTATTCATCGTCCACCAGCTCAGCGCTGGATGAGACCCAATACACGAGCGGCGCGAAGAACATCTTGTCGATGTTGAAGTCGGCGGTGAGGGCGATCTGCCCATCTTCGTCAGCGTCGAACTCGTCCGTATCGTCGTCCGGGTCCGAGTCGGTCACGACGACCTCAGGGACGACAACGTCATCGACGCCATCAAACAACTCCCAAAAAGCATCGGGCCGCAGACGCCGAAGCTCCTGCAGCCCTCGATTCAAAATCGCAAGGAGAACTACGTCCGTGTATCGCTCAGGACTGTTGGAGTCCTTGAGGATCACACGAGACTCGTCGAGCACATTCTGCCACGTCTTCGCCATGTCGCCCCCTATAAAAGCCCCGCAGAGTAGTTAGCTCTGCGGGGCTTGGTCGGACTGACCCTTGAGGGATCAGCTCTTGGCGACGATCGCGCGACCCATCGCGACACCGTTCACCACCTTGTAGCCGTAAATCTGGAGGCCACGCAGGAGGTTGGAGAAGGAGCGCTCGGAACGGAGCGTTTCCATCTTCGTGAACTGAGCCGCGAACGTCAGAGCCGCGTTGGTGCCGAACAGGATCGGCCACTCGTCCGCGTACTGACCCATCACCGGCAGGAGGTTCGACAGGTACAACGTGAACCGGTCGATCATGCCGAGACGGCCATTGCGCAGAATGGACGTGCCGTCACCCGAGAGTGACGCGTCCTTGAGGTCCGAACGCTTGATCATCGAGGACATCCACGCCGGAATGACGACCCAGCGGCCGGTCTCCGGAATGTTCTGCTCGTCCAGCGTCTGGCCGAGGTCCACGATGAAGTCGACGATGTCGTCCTTGGTCACCACGCGGCTCGCGCCGGTCGTGCCGAGGTTGATGTCGCCGCTGACCTTGCCCGCCGTCAGACCACGGTTCAGCGAGCTGATGTCCGTGGAAGTGGCGAGTGAGGACAGAACGTCGGTATCGATCGCGATCTTGAACTGCTCCGACGCATCTTCCGCCCACGTCGACATCAGGTCGATGTCCGACTGGACTTCCATCACGTCATCGAGGGCGAGGTTGAAGTACTTGCCCTTGTTGATCTGCAGCTCGACGAGGTCGCTCGACGGACGCTGAACGGTGAGGTCCTGATTGGACTCGTAGTCCGAGATCGTGATCGTCGGGCGGGTGCGGATTTTCACCGTATCGCCTTGGTTCTTGATCTCGCCTTCGTAGTCCGTGTTGGCAATCGCACCGAGCACGGTCGCCTGATAGAACTTCTCCAGCAGCTTCCCCGACCACAGGGTCGGAATGAAAATGCCAGCATAGGCCGGGTTCGGCGAACTGCCTGCCCACGGACTGCCAGCGATAGGATACGACATGACTAACTACTCCGATTCAGAAGGTGACGATCACCCGCTGACTCGACCTTCATTCGCTGCCGCCACCATCAGCCGCTCTTCAGCGACCAACGCATCGGGGACCTTCCGTCCCTTGATGACGTACTGGTTCTTGCGGTGCACGAACTCATCGATCTCAGCGCGGGTGTAAATCCGCTTCTGAGCCTCATTCGGAGCGCCTGCCGGTCCGGTCTTCGGTGTACCCGGTGCCACTAACCTCTCCAGAACCGGTGTTGCCGAAGCGGGCGGCGCGAGTTGCGCGGCAGGCTGCGGAGCCGGAGCTGGCGGAGTGACGGCTGCGTTTTCGTTCTGAAAGCCCTTGAATAGCGCCGCGACACGCGGTCCATCGAGACGCTCTGCAGCCTGATCAAGCAATTCCTGTCGACGACGACCAGTGTACGGGTCCTCGATGGTGAGCCACGCGATGAAGTCTTGGTTCGCGTCTTGCTCTTGCCATCCCGGAACGTGCTGATCGAGGTACGCATGGAACTTCTGCTGATCCGACAGCTCGACCTTCTTGTCGAGCCGCTGGACTGTCTGAACCACTTGCTCGATTCGCTGAGCCGTCTGCGGACTTCCCTGCGAGATCATCGGCGAGACCGTCTGACGACAGACACGCTGAATGAAATCGAACAGGTCCGGTCCGAACGACTTGATCTCGGCATCGTTGACCAGCGCTCCCGGAGCGGCAGGTGCACCGCTTGGGGAGGCAGCAGGGGCAGATTCCCTGCGCTGAACAACAGCCGACATCATCCCCTGCGTGGCCGTGATCTGGCTCTGCAGAGTGCGAATCATATCTCCTTGACTGCGTGACTCCTGCTGCAAGCGCGGCACTTCCGCGTTGTACTTGCCCTGAAGCACACGATACTTCTTTTCCCATGACTCATCCGGTGGCGCTGCGCCAGCGGGAGTCACGATGGGTGCAGCAGGCGGCGCGGGCTGTTGGCCTGCGACGGGCGGAGCCGGTGGCGGCGGAGCAGCGTTCGGGTCCGGAGGCGGGGGCGCTTCGCCCTCGTTCCGCGCCTTCACGAGCGCATCCGCAATCTTGTTAGCCTCGGCGATCTGCCGTTGTACTGCTTTCGGGAGAGCACTCATCTGTCTTCTCCTAACCCTGTTTGAATTTTGAGAGCGTGTCGGGAGCGTCGATGAAGCACTTCTCGATCTCTTGTAGTTTGAGGACCGCACCCTGCGCGCGATGGCAGGTTGCTCCCTCTAACTTCAGTGATCGAGTCGTTTCCTCACGTTCGTCTTCCTTCAACGCGGCCATGAAAAACTTGAAATCCGAATTCGCCCGGAGATTCGCGAGAGCCAGAACCAACTTGTGGTCCGTGAGCTTCACAGATTCCCGAAACCGAACCGGTCGTTGCGTGCCTTGGTGTCCGCGTGGTCGCGGGGGGCGTGCTCCTTCGGCTTCTTCGAGTAGTCACCGGTACGCATGCGCGTCTCGGCGCTCGACTTGCCGAACGAAACTTCCTTCACCCCATCGAGCGAAGACAGCTCAGCACTTTTGATGAGCTTCTTCGGTTTCATCGCGGACCCTGCCGTCCACCCTTGCCACCGACGACGCCTTCCGTGCGGTTGATCTTGAGATCGCGGTTGCCCTTGGTCTCACCGATGAACTTGCTGGAAGGCTTGCCACTGTGGGACTCGCCGCTGCCGCCGCCCGAGCCATCGCTCAAGCAGATGCCGAGATCGCGGTTTCCCTTCGTGTCGCCGAGGAATTTGCCACTGATTGCCATCGCATCTCTCCTAGCACGTGTCAGAAACGCTTGACGAGCGTATACCAAACTGTCCTACGCCCGCAATTATTAGCTTGCCTTGTCGACCGCCTTGTTGATCTGCTTGCCACGATCACGCAGCAATCGATACGCGTTCGGGCTCGAACCGAAGGTCTCACCCGAGCTGCTCGCGGGGGGAGTCGCAGCAGGTTTCGTGCGCAGCGGCTCGGTCTCGTTCAGACGCTGATCGAGGAACTTGCGCCGCGTTGCCGGATCGGCCGGACCCACCTTCGGACGACCATCATCGACGAGATGGTCCTTCACGACCTTCCCACCATCCGCATACTTATGAACTCGACGAACCATCTCATCCTCCTGCGCGCATACCGGGTCGACCGGTCGCATTGTTAGACGCTGCTCCTTCGACCTCTTCGCGCGCAGCCTCGGGGCCAGCGCGTTGATCCTTCGGACGCTCCTGTTGATTCGCGCCCGGTGCTCCCTGTCCCGCCGCCTGCTGCTGTTGGAGCTGCATGGCTTGCTGCTGTTGCATCTGTGCCTGCACTTCCGCCGCGTCGGGCACAACCTTCTCGTGTTCGAGCCCGAGGTTCTGTGAGACGCTGCGCAGGATGGTCGCGCGGCCGGGCACACCGATGATCGCCTGATCGATCGGGTTGGCAGTGATCTGCAGGAATTCGAGCTGACGCATCCGATCCTGCTCGCGCTTCACTGCGTAGTTCACGCCCTTCACGTTGATGTTCTCGTCGCCACGGAAAACGCCGGGCTGGGTGAGCATCACCATGTCGTACAGCTCGTTCAGCAGCGGCTTGTAGACATCGCGGTCGATCGACGCGGCGATGTTCTGCAGCGTCTTCGCGGCGTTGCCCATCAGCATTGCAAGGCCCGATGCGGTGCGGCCAGCGCCACCCACCTTCTCGTTGCCCATCATGTAACGAGGAATCGCCGAGACTTCATCGCCCATCTGCGTGAAGCGCTCGAACACGCCTAACAACTCCTGCGCGTTCGAAGTTGGCTGGAAGAAGTCGAACGGCTTGGACGTGCCGGTGACCATCGGGTCCCACGATCCATGCCACCGCTTCCACGGGTACATGTCGTCGGTCTCGCCCGGCGCGAGCACCTGATCGTTGATCACGACCTGCGGTCCGCTGGCGATCGAGAGATTGTTGACGAGTGCACGCGCGGTCGCATTGCCGATCGACTGGATGTCCTCCAGCAGGTCGGGCAGGCCGTAACCCATCATCGTGCCCGGCACTTTCTCGAAGTTCGAGATGTAGTAGATCGGGCGCTGGCGCGGCGTCGGGTTGAGCTGCACCTTGATGATGAAGCGGTCGATCATCCACGCAGTGACTTTGTATTCCTGCAGCGAGTCAGTGACTTCGTTGGGGTCCATGCCCCAATCGAGCAACGTCGAGCCCTGCACGCTGCCGTGATACTCGGCGGTGTCGATGAGCCCGCTCGCCGTGCGCGGCCAGCGTTCGCGATCTTCGAGCCTCGCGCGCTCCATGTCCGTGACATCCCACCAGTCGCGCAGGCCGATCTCATTGAAGCGAGTCAGCACCTGATCGATTGCGCCGCTGTCGTAGCCGGGCAGGCCGCGCACCGACTGCAAGTCGTCGCGGGTGAGTCGAATGCGCTCGATGAACTCGGACTGGTAGGGATTGGCCGAGCCCGGCGACCAGTACAAGTCGAAGGGGGACACGCGATACCAGAACATCTTCGGAACCTGTTCCATCGTCGCCTTGCCGTCCGGCCCCCACTTGAGCTGCGGCGCGCGGCGGACGACGGGTCCCTTGATGCAGGCGAACGGGAAGATCGGCAGGTCGATGAGGAATTCAGCGAACGCGTCGTAGAAGTCGCCTTCGACTAACAAGTCGTCCATCTTCTCGGTGGCACGAGCTGCGTCATCCACGGCCTGCTTCTTCGAAGCGCGCTCGGCTGCCGTACGCAGCATCGCGACGCGATCCGAGATCATCTGCGGGTCGATGGGCTGGCCGGACTGCTGCAGCGTCGCGATCTCGATTGAGACAAGCTGCTGGATAGTTTTCTCAACGTCGTTGGGAACAGTCGGCGACGGAGTGGGCTCGATCGCCCATGGACGCTCCGAGCCGAGGTACACGTCACGCAGGAGGGCTGTCGCTCCTCGACACTTCGTGGCGGTGATGCGGGCATACACTTCGCTGCCCTGAAACTTCCTGATCTCCATGATCTTCGCCGGGTCGTACTGTCCCTTGTACGTGCGAAGCGCATCGATCAATCGAGTGGCGATGCCTTCCGTGTTTCGGAAGTTGCGCATCTCGGTCATCCGCTTGTGGATGTGAGACGCCAGCATTGATAGCTCGGGCTGGGAAGATAGTTGATCTACTTCTCGCCGCGACGCTTCCTCCTGTTGCATCATCTGCTGATTGCTGACGACGCGTAGGAGACCATGCCGTGAAGGAACGGCTCCAGAAACTGGTAGGGCGCTCGATTGCATTTTGTGTAGGACCCCGCCTTGACTCGGGCGGACTTTACAAGTAAGACGCATGTGTTTGCAAATTCCTGAACAGGAATAGGGAAATGGCTGCCAAGCTCGCTTCGACGAAGACTCAGCAGCAGGTCACAGCTCCGGGCACTGATGTGTCGCTCGATCTGTCCTCGCTGAGCGCACATATTGCTGCTGAACTAGCTGCGGGACTCTCCGACGCAGCCGCTATTCGTGAGCGCTACGACGTGTCCCCCGAGCAGTGGGACGTGCTGCGTCAGAACCCTGTCTTCCGTGAGATGGTGAAGGACGCCATCACCAAGCTGCGCGGCGATCTCAACGCTGGCAAGCGCATCACGCTCAAGAGCGAGATCGCACTCGAAGACACGATCGGTACGCTGTACCTCATGGCAAACGACTCAGCGATCCCCGCTGCAGCTCGCGTCGAAGCCGTGAAGACGCTCGCCTCACTGGCCGGTCGCAACATGAAGGGCGACGGCGGTGGCGGCGCTGGCGGCGGTGGGCCGGGCTTCGCGATCAACATCCAAATCAACACCGGCACCGAAGAGAAGGTCGTGTCGGTCGAGAACCGCCAGCTCATCGAAGCTGCATGAACGCGGTAGTCAATTTCAAGACTCCGCCGACGATCGGGCGCTTCATGCTCGACAAGTCGTTCATCCGTTTCATCATCGGTCCCGTCGGCTCAGGCAAGTCCGTCGGTTGCATCATGGAGCTGCTACGTCGAGCGCGCGAGCAAGCCCCCGATGGTCAGGGTGTTAGGCGCACACGCTTCGCGATCATTCGCAACACGCTCCAGCAAATCAAACAAACCTGCCTCGCCGACATCGAGATGTGGATCAAGCCCATCGCGCACTACAAGGTGACCGATCAGGCGATCCACGTGCGGTTGGTTTTGAGCGATGGCACGAAGGTCGAGTCCGAGTGGCTACTGATGCCACTGGACACGCCCGAAGACCAGAAGCGACTTCTTTCGCTGAACCTGACCGGCGCGTGGATTTCTGAATTCCGCGAAGTGCATCTCAAGATCGTGGACGGCGTCGTTGGTCGTCTCGGCCGCTTCCCTGCCAAGGCCATCGCGCCGCTCACATGGCACGGGCTCATCGGGGAGTCCAACCCGCCCGACGAGGACTCCGAGTGGTACGGAAAGCTTGAGGTCGAGACGCCCCCGAACTGGAAGGTCTTCAAGCAGCCGGGTGGCATGGAGCCCACTGCTGAGAATCGCGAAAATCTGCCGGACGACTACTACGAAAATCTCGTGGCTAACAACTCCGAGGATTGGGTGGATGTCCACGTCAACGCGAACTACGGTAAATCGCTCAGCGGTCAAGCCGTCTTCCGCGCGACCTTCCGTCCTGAATTTCACGTCACGTACCAGACACTCCGCGCCATCCCCGGCATCTCGCTGATGATCGGGCAGGATTTTGGTCGCACTCCAGCAGCCCTCATTGGTCAGGTCGATCCACGGGGTCGGCTGCTCATCCTGAGGGAAGCCACTTCGATCGACATGGGTATCGAGAAATTTTGTGTCCAAGAGCTACGCCCCATGTTGCTCAGCTACTTCACCGGATTCCTCGCCTACATGGTCTGCGATCCGTCGGGCCGATACAAAGCACAGGTCGGCGAGGAGAGCCCGTTTGATGTTCTCAAACGCCTGAGCTTCAAAAGCTACCCCGCACCTAGCAATGATATTGAACCTCGCCTTCGCGCGGTCGAGCAAAGCCTTCTTCGTCAAATCGATGGAGGACCCATGGTTCTCATCGATGGTGGAAATTGCCCCCAGCTCGTTCAAGCGATGAAGTTCAACTATCGGTACAAACGAAAGAAAGATGGCGCGCTCGACGAGTCACCTGACAAGAGCCACCCGTGGTCCGATCTCGCGGACTGCCTGCAGTACATGTGCCTGTCGGTGAATGGTGGATACATCGGGAAGTTGTTAGCTCGTGAAAAACCGGTGGTGCGTGGCCCGCGCGTGTCGGTTGCGAGCTGGACCTAGCGATAGTGATCTGCAATCCATGGGCAGGCGCGCATCGCGACCGGCGTCCACGGATCGATTAACCCCTGAAAGAACACCATCCTCGCATTCTGCGGGAGCTGGTATTTGTTGCGCTTGAGGTCCAGCCGGTACGAGTAGACGCCATCTTTCCGCGTCCACGTCCGCTCACTCGGTCCCAAGCAGTAGCTCATCCACGCCTGATCACTTCCTAGCAACCCGGCCTTGAAAGTCTTCCTCGGTGACTCCGCAGGATCGAATTTCTCCCATACCTGCCTGCGCGCACCCGCGTCCATCATCCACATCGAGCCGTTGTACGGTGTCGTCTTGATCTGATCACCCCAAATGACGAAGTCTTCCGTGCGATTCCACAGCGGGCTCAGGTCTCCAGTGATGACCACATCGAGATCGAGCGACACGAAGCGCGGACCCACAAGATCGCGCATGTCCATCGAGAATGCTTTCAGCCGCCGATAGCAGCTCGGGTTCATGGCACCGTGGGGATTCACGATCTTCGAGTGGTCATCCCACAGCGGAATGATCTTCACGCGCGGGTCGATGCCCTTCGGATCATCGGTGATACAGAAGAACTGGTGCTGGTGGTTGTAGTGCCGCGCAACCATGGATCGCAGCGTGTTCACGTGCTTGGCTGAGAAGTTAGACCGGTATCCTTCGACCGGCTGCCATTTCCAGCACACCACGCTAAACATAGTATCGCTTGACCCACTGCAGGTGCATGCAATGCCACGGCTTTTTCTCGCCATTGAAGAACACCACGCAGGCATTCTCGGGGAGCGCGGGATTGTCTAACAAGTGACATCGATAGCTGTAGATGCCGTCCTTCTGCTCGAAGAATTGATCCTGCGGCTTCAGGTTGTGCGCAATCCACGCTTGATCCGAGCCGACGAACCCCGTGGAGAATTTATATCCGTGCACGGGGTGCACCATCTCCGCATTGAAGAACGTCCACGTGTAAGGACGCGTGCCGCACTCATGGAGTACCAGCGATCCGTTGCAGGGCATGCGCTCGTGATCCGGTCTCCAGATTTTGAATTCCGCTTCGTCGCGCAGCAGATGGTCGACGTTCTTCACGATGATGCAGTCGAGATCGAACCAGATGAACTTCCCCAGCGTCGGCTTCATCTCCGAGGAGAATGCCTTCAGCCTAACAAAGCAGTTCGGCTTGTGGATGCCGCCGTAGTGCGGTGCCGGGTTCTCCCATAGCTTCATCGTCTCGATATCGGGGTCGATCCCCTTCGGGTCATCCGTGATACAGAGCGCGATGAACGGCAGCGTCGTATGCCGCCGCAGCATTCGATAGAACGTGTTCACGTGCTCAGCCGTGTAGGTGTCTCGGTATCCCGGCCGATGCCACTTCCACGTGACGACTCGGATCACAGCGGGATACGCTCGAATGGCGTGCGGATCGGCCGGATCGAGCGCATGTCACCGGAGACGCGCTTCTTGTCGAATGCCTCGCGGTACTTCTTCTGCCACTCATCGCGATCGAGGTCGCGCGTGTCCGCGTCGTGTAGATAGGGCTCGCCTTTTCGTTCACGCCGTCCGTAACCGACCAGCACCACATCCTGCATGTGCGTCTTCTGCGCGAGGACGGAAAGCTGGCGCACGAACTCCCCATCGCCGCCGTACCCGCCACCGCCCACGGGCGTGAGGTCGAGGTCGTACCCGTTGATCTGCCAGTACGCAGAGTGGCGCACGAGGAAGGTGTTAGGGTGAATCTTCCGATCCTTGAAGTCCGGCGCGAATGTGCGCTCCATGGTGTAGAACTTCTCGGGCTCCAGCTCCTTCGACAGCATCGTGTACGCCATCTCGGGCGTGAGAATGATGTCGATGTCGCTCATGAACATCCATCCATCTTCCTTCTGCCCATCCTTGTCTTCGCCGTACGCGACCTTCGCGCCGATGTTGCGGCACTGGTGCATGTTCCATGGAATCCGCTTGGTGACCTTCCAGAGCTGCTTCGACACCTTGCAGTCCTTCAGCACGTCGTACGCCGGGTAGGTGGAGCTGCAGTCATCCACAATGATGATCCGCACGGCCTTGCGCAGCTCGCCTGCGTAGCGGTTCCAGTTTTCGACCTGCTTCTGCAGCATGGTCTTGTTCTCGTAATACGGGTAGATAAAGCGGCAGGGCGTGATCACTTCGTTAACTCCAGAAAATATCCATAGCTGACGGCTCGAATTCCAGCCGCCTTTGAGTAGTTAGAAACCATACAGAGTTCGATTCTCTGCTCCTCAAACTGTTCGGCCACGATGCCGTAGTTCGGAGCCCACGCCTTGTATTTGCCGGTCGTCGTGTTGCCGGTGGCTTTCGCCTGCGGCCAGTCGTACGGCGGATGCCAGTAGGGTTCGCCGTTCGGCCCCTTCTGGCTGTCGAGCCCGAACACGAATACCTGATGTGGGCGCAGTTGATAGGCGAGGTTCAGCGCCACCATGCCGCTGTTCATGCCGTTGAGTCGACCTTCGTCAGGCGACAGCAGCGCCGACTCATGGTCGCATTTGTATTTGCGCAGGCGCGGGTGCTGCGGCAGATTCTTCGCTGCGCCCTCGCGCACCCACAAGTCCCCAGCACGTGTGGTAAAGAATTGCCTGAAGCGGTTCTCCGCCCACAACCGATCCATCGTGACGCCAGTGTGGCATTCCACGAGGACGGACGATTCATTCACTCCGATGACGTGCCCGCGCGAGCGCAGGTCCTTCACGTCGTACTGAGTTACTGACCATCCTCCACAGATGACGATGACTGTTCGCATCCGAATGCCAGCCTCACGTATTTCTTTTCGCTTTTGAGAACGACCGGCTTGCCGAGTGCGCCTGCCAGCTCTAACAACCATTGCGGACGCTCGCGTCGCACATCGAAGATGCAGATCGTATCCTTCGATCGCCGCGCTCGCAGCACCACGTCCAAATAATCCGCTGGCGGGATATGAAAGCAGTAGCCCGCGTAGCTCGTGATCAGGTCGTACTTGCGATCCTTCTCGGGCTCGGGGAACACGCAGTCGACTTCACGGCTGCCGTTCGCCGCGTGGAAGCTCTTCGCAACCTTGGCGTTGCTGAACGGCTTGTGGTGCCATTGCACGTCGGCCGGGCAGTTGAGCCCATCTAACAACGTGACCTTCAGCCTGCCGTAGTGCTGCAGCAGGACGATATTGATCCCGCCGAGGCCGGACGCAATGTCCAGCACGCTCTCACAAACCGGTGGGAGGACCGGGTGGATCGAGCTGAAGATGTCCATCAGCGATTTCTCGTATGCCTGCTTCCACACCTTCGGGTCGTGGCGCTGGTCGCTGACCTCGCCACGTTGGATAACGAGATATCGAAAGTGTTCGGGTTCAATGACCATGGGCGTAAATCCAATCTCCGTGCACTCGGGTCTGCAGCTTATACCCAAGCTTCTTCATGAAGCTCAAGTATTCCGGCGTGGTGTCCTCTTTCTGTTCGAGCGCGATGACCGGGTGGTACTCCTTGATCGTGCCGAACGCGCCTTCCAGTGCTGGTAATTCGTATCGCTCGATATCTAGGTAGATAGCGTCGCAGCGAGTCAGCTTGAGTGAGTCGATCGTGATCTGATCGACGTGCATTCCGCCGCCCTCGCGTACGGTCGTGCAGCCACCGTTCTTCGGCGCGATCTCCACGGAGCCCATCTCGGGTCCCAGCACGCATCGACGCGCAAACGCGCCGGGGGCATTCTTCTTCAGGCACTCGAAGTGTGCAGCACGTGGCTCAAACGTATGCACGACCTCGAAGAATTTCAGGAGCCGCCGTGGCCACATGCCGATGAATCCGCCCGCCTGCACGCAGACGCCCTTGGTGCGCGTGAGCCCAGCGACCACGTCGCAATCGGTGACGCGGTTCAGCATGTAGTGGAAGAGTTTGTCGGTTTGCTCGTTGTTAGGCCACCAGAGTCCAAATTCTTCTCGGAACGTGATTTCATCCACTTGGGTTTCTCCTCGCCATTGAACCAGAACATGCCGACGTGCCCGAGATCGATTGCGTGCTTCCCGGCAAGGGAGAGCCGCCACGCGAGACAGGTTGCTGTCGGACCGCAGCAGAGAATGACGCGCTTCACGTTGATCGAGAGGATGTCCTCCATGAGCTTGTCGATCTCGGCGTACGCATCGCGCCGTGCACACTTCACGTGATAGACAGTCCGAGCACCGTGCGCATATAGGAACTCACTTGTTAGGGAGCGATCCGAGCCCGACACGAGGATCACGGGCTCCTCGCGCCACAGTGATTCAATCTTTTCGTAGAATGCCGCCGTGTAAATCCACGGAGCGCTGTCGGGCCGGGTGATGAACGCCGAGTAGTACTCGACGCCTCGGGACAAAAAGCGCGGGTACTTCTGTTCGTACTTGCGCCAATTCTCGATCTTCGGTGATCTGACATCGAGTCGGGGAATTCCTACGATGCATCGCGAATTATCCCTAACAAGAATGTCGCGTAGCTCGGCGGTGAGGTTCTTGTCGGGAATCTGCGAAACGCAGCCGTTCCCTGCAGCAATCTTGAATTCGCCGTCCCCGTAGCGAGCAATTGATGCACCGCCCAACACACGAGCTAGTGTGTCTTCTTCCGAACGAACCTTCGGATACTCCAGCTTCATGTGCTATTCTTCCCTCGCCCCAGCAGGGCATGTCAGTCGATCTTCAGCCCCGGCCACAACCGGGGCTTTTTATTGCTCTTTCGGCGGCTTCAGCGGTTTCACGGCGGCGTTCGCCAGCTCGCGCGCCTGCTGCACTTCGCTCTCGGTCGTCGCACCCTGCGTGCCGTACCGGCCGCTAACAATCCGACCAAACAAGAACGCACCGGTGAAGACCTTGCGCAGGACTTCCTCGATGATCTTCATGTTTTCCTTGTCTTCCTCTTTCACGGTGCAACTCCATTGATGTTCAGATTGATAGGTGGGTCGATGGGAGCTTGAGCCTGATTGCTCCTCGACATGTTATGCCGAATCTCCATATCGAAGACGGGCAGGTCGACGGTCGGCAGCCACTTCATCTCCGAGCCCGCGACGATCCACGTGATCAGATTCGAAATTTCCTCCACGTCCCTCGCGATGAAGGTGGCGCGCTGCGGGTGCTCGCCCGCGAAGCGGTGTGACTCGAACACCTTCATGTTGATCCCGGCGATGACGAAGCCGTTCTGTACACGACGGATTTCGATGTGCGTGATCTCCGGACCAGCCGGTGGGTTGTCAGGTGCCATCGCGGGGGGTGCCCCGGGTCCAATGCCTGCCATACCGAAGCTCATGACGGACGCTTCGTAGTGCGCTCAGCCGCACTGGCAAGGTAGAAGTCCACGGCGCGGCGAATCTGCTCCGCAACGGTGAGCCCCGTCTTCACGGAGTAGCGCTCCAGCGCGGTCTTCTGCGCGCGGGTCAGCATGACGTGCATGCGCTCCCCGTTAATTGTTGGTCTCGGCATTTTCCATCTCCGTCTTTATCAGCCCTTGCTGCTTGTTGATCATGTTGATGTCGTTGCGCATCTCGATCGACAGGCTATTAATGTTGTTAGCCTTGGCGACCAGCTTTTCCAGTCGATTGAACTGCACCTTCAATGCGACTTCGAGTGCCTCAGCCCGCTGGACCTTACGCCTCATCTGCGTGTAGTCGGCGTTGCTAGCTGCTGCTGTATCCGCAAGCTGCGCCGCATACTGGCACCATTGCGTGTGCTGGCGCAATTCCCCGAGCGTAAGGACAACATTGCAGTCCTGCTCGTCTGGCGCGTGTTCCGCCATCTTCAGCGTCGAGATGAAGCTGTCGGCGACTTTCCGTTCCAGCTTCATGTTCATCGTGATCAGGGATCGCGGGACTGCTGTTGGGTCAACTGCCACTCTTCATCGCCTCAGCCGTCACCGCAATGTCGATAAGGTGCGTAAGCGCCGTACGCAGATCGGTGTGGCTGGTGCTGACCTGCAGAGTGGGGATTGACGCCTTGAATCCGGAACCATCCATACGCAGCGAGATCGATCGCTTCCGTCCAAACAACTTCCTCACGATCTTCGTATCGACCTGCGTGGAACTGCTGTCGGCCACCGGCATCTGCGCGACAGTCGCGAGATCGTCCGCGATCTTGTTGACACTGTAGACGCCGTCCATCCGCTCGTGCAGTACGCGGGCGACTTGCATCATGTCGGAGTACGGAAGCTTCTTCAGCTCCTTCAGAAAATCAGCGAGCATAGTGTCGGTTCCTGTTTTTACGTCCACTCATCGGATGGAACGGGCTCGATGAGGAGCCGCGCTTCTCGGGTCGATAGGCTTGCGCCTTCTTCGACATGTTGCGGATACGCGCGACCTTGCCTCCTTCGAGGGCCTGCTGCATCTTCACCATCTTCACCTGCATCGCGGCCATCGCGTCTTGGCATTGCTGTGAGATTGCGTTCGCGCTCGCCGCGTCCCGCTTCGCATCAGCGACCATCAGCGCATCCATGGCGGCGTGCGCGATCATCCGCAGGCCAAGCTCGTCCGCGCGCACGATCAACTCATTGAGGTTGGCGCGAGTGAGGGGCGGATCATTCTTGAGTGAGCTAACAATCCCGTTGTAGGTCTTGGCTCGCTCACGAATCTTGCGTGCTCGTTGCTTAGGGTTCATGGGTCAATCGTGGCCCCTTTTCCCGGGAAGGTCAACCGTTTCATTTTTCGGCGCAGCTTGGTGGAACCCTTCGACTCGAAGACCGCGAGACGGCTCTTCAATTTCGCGACCTCATTCCTACGTGAATTCTCACGCATGCGGCGGGTCACCAGTTCCACGAGCGCGCTGTGAAGATGGCTGAGCTGCGGCACGTGCGCGCACTCGTCGATCAGCTCACGGAGCTTACGATGGGTTATTGGCATATCCGTTGTACGTCCGCTTCTCGCCTAGCAATCTTCGGGCGTCATCCATGGAGATGAAGAATCCGAGCGATCTACACCGCACCTGCAGGCAACAGGCTGACCGATTGCGTACGTACCAGTTCCGCTGCATCCGCGCATTCTTCTCGGGGTTGTTCCGCCGCCAGCGCGCAACCTGCGCGGTCTTCGCTGGGCAACTACGGGCCTTCGTCTTCACGGGGATATCTCCGATGGTGCCATTCACTGAAGCAGCAACTGGTCACTTCCATTCGCTCCTCGCTGTACAGCCCCGCCTTATCGCAGTAGTCGTTGGCGAACTCGCTGGTGTCAGTCTCGACTAACAAAGCTGCTACGACGATCGCGTCCAAGTGATCATCCGAGATGAGTTCGCTGCGAAACTTCACTGCCGCTTGTCGACCTTATCGAACGTCGAGTGCGGAGCCGTGCCGTTCATACGATGCGAGACCAGCCAGTTCGCGATCTCTGGTTCGTTGACGGCACGATCGAGTCGCTCACGTGATCCGTTGCTGCCGTAGCGCACGTGATCGTCGGCCGCAGCCGCGAGCTTCAGCAGCTTTTTCTCCATCTCCGGCGAAATGACGGTGTGGATCATCTTGTTCTCCGATGGGTCAGTCGCGCACATGTTTATCTCTTGAATCCTTTGTTGTCAAACGGACCACCTTTTTTCCCGGTCGGGTCCCACTCAACGTACGAGTCGGTGTCGAATGCCATGATGTTGTGCCGCGCGTAAAAGCCCGTTCGCAATGCGCGCATCCGCAGGAGATCGTGGTCGACGACGCGGAAGAGGAGGTCCGTGAGTTCGTTGTAGTACTTGCCTGCGCGCAGGTCTTGCCCCTGCCCGACTTGAAGCGAGTTGCGGCTCGTGACCGGGGGCTTCCCGAACTGGAGTTCCGCGAGGACATAAATCTCCTCGTCCGTGTAGTTAGGCTTGGCGGGTTCGGTCATCGCTCATCCATCTTCCGAATGAGCGGCGGGATCAGGTCCTCGTCGAGCTGCTGTGGGAGCGGCGATCCTCGCGGCTTCCCTGCCTGCTTCGCCCTGATCTGCTCGATCTTCGTCCACACGCGCGCCAGCTCCAGATGCCCGAGCGCGTCCATGCTGATGCCGTGCGCGCCGCACAACGCAGCCAGCGTGACCATGACGCCGCCTGTCTCCTGCTTCACTTCGCCGGTCGGCCGTCCATACACGTAGTCGACGAGCATCAGGACTTCCTCGCGCGAGACTCCCGTGGCCTGAACGAGTTCGAGTGATTCCTCGATGAAGCGGTGACTGCGTTCGCGCTTGTCGGCGGAAATTTCCTGCCCGAAGCACTCCATCATCCACTCCACCACACCTGCTTGAAACGGGATCGGGTCAGACATTCGGCTTCTCCCTGATGTATTTCATTGCGAGTTCGAAGTTGTTAGCCGCCTGCCGCATCGCGGCCCGCGCGTGCTCATCCCATAGAACTACGGCCATCGACTCGCACCACTCCCGGTGCGCTTCGAGCCGCGTGAGGATTTCATCCGATGTGGGATGCGAGGGCAAGCCCGGTTCATGACTCGGTGCCGTCGGGACACGCGGCGTACCCGGTGCCCCCGCCCCCCGTCGCTGCAGGAGAAGAACCACAGCGTTGATCGCTGCGTGGAGCGTGAGCCCGCCGCGTGCGTGCTGGCGGAACAGGGGCTCGATGATCGCGCGTTCGACAGGCGTGCCGAGCGTCTCTGCGATAGGTGGGTCAGCTTGGGCCATCTTTCATTCCTCTTTCAGTTTTTCCCACGAGCGCTGCTGGATTCTGAACGCCGCGTAGTGGATGTGTTCGGCCGGGGTCGGTGTGAAGAAGGGTTGGTAGTACCGTGCGTCGGGATTCTCGGGCTCGACGTGGATCAAGCATCCGACGACGTGGACGGTGTGACCGTTGTCGCGGTGCCACTTAATCCAGTCGATCACCTGACGCATGATGTCCTCGGGCTTCTCCGAGTTCCAGTTCACGAAGGGGACGACGTTGCTAGGGGGTTCGGTCACTTGGTGCCTCGGGTGCGCGCTGGTGGTTTGATCCGGAACTGTAAGTCTCGACGTGCCCAATGGTCCCAAAGCAGAAAGTGACCTGATGGAAGCCCAAGGAAAAAGTCCTGCGCTGCCCTATCTATTGAGTGACCCGATAGAGCTGATGACGCGGTGATCAACTCCGCTATGTCACGTATTGCCTCGGGGTCTCGGTTCACGTGGGCCAGTCAAGCACATGATTCAATATCTGTCAAACATATTGATGAAGGGGCTAAAGGGGGACGCCGCCCCCCCACCCCCCTTGGCCTGATACCCCCGGGGTCACGGCGTGACGTTGTGCCTTCGTGCTCTGAACATTCTTTCCCTAGCGCTGTTATATGAATGGGTGACGCGGATGGGCCGCGTTACTCAGTGAGTAACTAAACACATTTGGAGCACATGATATGAAAGCCAAGATGAATACGGGTCGCGATGCTGTGGCGCTGGCGTTGGCGCATGCCTACGAAACGGCTGCGAACACTGGCAGCAAGATCGCTGAGGTTTGCACGATCGCGCGCACAACGTACAAGGGCGCGGAGATTCCTGAAGCCGACGTGGAACACATTGTCAGCAAGGTGGCGGAATCGCGCGGCTGGGAAGGTGCGACGCTGAAGGTGCGCTCATCGGAAGCGCGAAAGGTGTTAGGCGTCTACAGCACGTTGCCGGAAGGTATCGAGCAGGTGCGGGCAAAGCGTGGCGCGTGCGATTGGCGCTCCGCGCTCAAGGTGGCGACGTGCCTGAAAAAGCACGATGGCAAGCTCAAGCCCGCGATGGCTGCGTTCCTCACGGGATCAGAGAACGACCCTGTTAGCCCGTCGGGCCGCGCTGCATCGGCGCTCAAGCGCTGGTACAAGGTCGCGAAGGGCGACAAGAAAGCGAAGATCATCGAAGCGGCGGAATTGCTGGGCCTGAAGCTCGGCGTCACCACGACTCACTGAGCGAGCGTGGAAAAGTTTGGAGCACGTGCTTGTGGCGTGCTCCTTTTCTTTTTGCCTCCGCGTGCTGTGAACTGGTTACTCAGTGAGTAATCGGCCATGTCACACAGCGCAGGGAGCATTCCCGGCCTCTGTGACATCGTGATCTTGTGACTAGGTGCTACGAACATCGCACGGTTACGACCGTTATCATCAGCACGTACGCCACGCCGTGATCCGGGCTCGCTGGCAGGCATCATTGCGGGAATGATGGGCCGATTAGCAATGATCGGAGGTATCCAAAGCCGCGCGCAGCGCCTACTTACACTATCATATATATCATTACATCATTTAAAAAACTACAACTACTCTACGAATTCAAGCAATCGAGACACTAGGCGTTTGGCCCCGAACCACTGTGTTTGTAGTGTAGCTGTTCTTTTTTTACCCCACTCTTGATATAGATGATGCGCTAACCACCTGATCACAAAGGCGCATCATTGCACGCGCCAAGAGCAATGATCAGAATAAAGATACGCATCATCGGAGGATTCACACATGCGATACCGACAGAACCAAGGCAGTAAGGCACGACGCGTCAAAGCGCGCCACATCGAGCTGCTCCATCAGGCACTCGGGCATTTCCAGCTCAAGCACGCCGGAACCAACCCCGGGCTGCGCAATCGAGCGCGGCTCGTCGCCGCCGCGTTACCCGCATCTGCGCCCTACGAACTGCGTCTGTTCGCAGAGGAATGGCAGATCGTGAGCCAAGCACTGCGGCCCGTCGGCAGCACACCACGACCGGGCGGATTGGCCGCGAAGTACTACGCTTTGTACACGCTGCTGCGAAAGACCTTCGTCTTCGCCACCATGGGGGACGATGTGCGAGCAAAAGCGTTATCACAGCGCCGCGCACCCCAATAGTTCCTAACAGCAGTGAGTAATGATCAGCGCCCCATGGGTCGCGTCCATCCCCGTGTGCTCCACACAGGCGCGACCGATCCATCATGGGGCGCTGTTCGTTACTCACTGAGTAATGCACAATCAAGCCCATCAAACAGGAGATATCCAATGACTGAATCCATGCCAAGAACGGGGTGCGGGGAAACCAAGGAGCAGGCGTTACACCGCTGCGCGTGGAACCTGCTCGCGTACATCGACGGCCCCATGAGCTTCAACCTGCTCGACATACGCTTGCTAGGCAAGCTGCGCACTGCGTGCAACGAAGCCAAGATACTCGGGCAGAGCGCGAACCTAGCCACGGCGGCGCGAGCCGTGCTGAGCGACATCGACACCAAGTACCCTCACTCGGAGTCGGCGCATCTGCATACATCCATGATGATCAGCCTCGAAGCTGCGCTCGAACCGTTCGAGTCCACGGCGACACAGGTTCCGCATCTGGACTCGTGGGTCGAGTGGGCGGAGAGCAACGACATCGAGCACGATGACCAGAGCGTGCGCCAAGGCACGTCGACACCGCCGCGCGAGGACATCTACGCACGTGCTGCGAAGGCGATCCTCGGCACGCCCACCAAGTTCGACCTGTATACGCGCGTCACCCTAACCGATGATTCGGTTACGTGGTTGAAGCAGCGTATGTCCATGCTCAAGCTCGACCTGCTCATCGAGAAGAAACGCATGCTCAAGGATCGCGGCGCTGACACCACCAAGTACGCGTTGATCTTGGCAGGCATCGAGCAGGACCTGCGCGAGATCAACGTAATCGTCGACGCGTTATCATAAGCACAAGGGGTAGATAGATGGACGCATTCTTCGCAGTATGGATCACGCTCGTTGCCGGGCTGGTGGGCATCGGCATCGTGTTCGAGATGATCAACGACTACAGTTACTCAGTGAGTAACCAGCCCACCGAAGGGAGTATCGAAGATGACACCTGAAGAAGCAGAGGCGATGCTGAAGCGCATCGACAAGCCAGCCACGGAGGAGGAGATCATCGCGTTCAAGGAATACCTGAAGACCGATGTCGGCGCTATCCAGACCGCGCTCTTCCATCACTGGCTGCCCGTCAACAAGGCATTGATCATGGACATGCAGAAGCGTGGCCTGATGAGTAACAACTAACAAGGAGCACGACGATGAGTGGATCAATCAGACTGCACCCCGAGCATGGGGTGAACCCAACCGTATCCGTATGTTTCTTCTGCTCGAAGGACAAGAACGAGCTAGCGTTGCTAGGCGCTGCATACAAAGGACAAGCCCCGCACCGCATGGTGCTGAACTACGAGCCCTGCGAGGAATGTCAGGGGCACATGGCGAAGGGCATCACGTTACTCGAATGCACGGCGAACCCCAACACGCCGAACCAACCTTCGATACAGAAGGCGCGCGATGTCTACCCCACCGGTAGATGGGCCGTTATCACCGAAGACGCGGCACGACGCATGCTGTCCAACGAGGACGGCAGCACCAACGAGATGCTCGAAGCCACGCTGAAGTATCGCAAGGCGTTCGTCGAGCCGGGCATCATACCCATGGAGGCACCGGGCAGTGACACACCACAATGACGAGCGCACGGGCGATGCCCGATGGGCGAAGATGGCCGCTGATTATCGAGCAGCACTGGAGAACAAGGACCATCTACTTGTCACCCGCAAGACCGTCGTACGCCGCGCGCTCGTCATCCGATGGAAGGACTTCATGGGTACGTCGGTCTCCTATCGGGATATCGCGTATCGCGGGCAGGTCCACGACGTACTAACTAACAAGCTGTACGGCGTCGAGAATACGGTGCGCGTGTGGGTGGTTAGAGATGCTGATGGCACCGTTGAGCACGCACGTTGGGAACGGTACATCATGGCGAAGGCGCATCGCGATGGCCGCATGTACCACTACGCCAAGTACATCATGACCGAGGGAGATGCCCAATGGATGAAGGAAATCAGCGGCGGGTTATCTACCCGCAAGAGTTAGACAAATGGCATTAAATGAAACCATCACTAAAGAAGTTAGGCATGCGCTGGCAAACAGGTGCGGAAAAGCAGCACGGCATGCTGAATCATCCGACGGCACGGCAGACCACTGGTGGCGTGTGGTATTACCAGACCATCCGCAATCGAGACAGCCGGAACAAGATATTCCTGCTGTGGAATGGGGAGTCGATCTCGCAACTCGAAGCGGCGATGAGAGAACTGCGTTTCATGTTCGACCATCTACCATCCATCAGTTGGTGGCTGGTCGCACCGCAGCTCAACAAGGGAGGGTATCGGTTGTCATAGATGAATGGCAGCAGCTCGAAGCACGCGTCTGGAATTCGTTATCATCGCGCCGACAGACTAACAAGGCGTACGTGCATGCCATGCGGTACGGCAAGTCGTCAGTGATGCACCGAATGTACGGCGGCAAGCTGCACGAGAATCTAGTCCAAACAATGACCGGGAGGATTTCATCCATGGGATGGTCAGGTGGGCATCCGTTTGCCCGTGATGCTAGTAACGGACCATTCGAAGTCACGCTGTACAACGGCAAGCGATCTCGAATGGCAGGAGGGAAGCGAGCCTATAAGGTCGTCAACAAGAACAACGTGCGCATCTTCCGTGGCACGTTGGGAGCATGCAACCACAAGCGCGACGAGCTGAATTACGAGCACGCGCTGTGGATCATGTTGAAGGCATGAACGCCGCGATCGGGACGATATCCAAGACAGGAGCCATGAAGGTAGCCGACGACTGCTACGTGGCTGATTGGATATGGAAGCGAGCACCGTTCAAAGCACGCCCTGCGAACGCGCTCTCTAACAACTGGCGTGTCGACAACTACAAAGGGGTGGCCGTCGATCTCAACATATCCGAGGAGGAAGCCAAGGCGAAGGCCGACCAATACAACACGTGGGCTGCGACAGCTCAGTTACTCAAGGAGTAACCGTGAGGATCAGTCAGACCAAGAAGTACGGCCCTAACAAGAACAGGTTCGATGATGGGCCATACACAACCATCGTCGACACCACTAACAAGAAGGAGAAGTTCATCATCAAGAATAAGCGAGGGAATTGGGTGCACCGATGTGCAACGCCTGAGCTGGCTGTCTCGTATCGAGATCGATGGAATCTCAAGTTCGCTGAATGGGTCATGTTGAAGCCATGAACTTCAATGGCAGGACGAAGGACCCGATCGAGTGGGTGAGCAACGCACCGAAGCTCGACTTCAGCGATGGACCTTACGTGGTGGTGCATGCACACATGAGCATGTGGCCCGATCGCGAGGAACTCAATCGTCGAATGGTGTTATCACACGTTGTTAGGAACAAGCGAGGAGACAACCTTATCGAGAGTAGCGAGTATTGCTAACAACGTGTGA